GGTTCCGCTCCTTTATATTAATCCCATAGGGAGGTCCCTAGGGGGCACTCCCCCTCGGACGGCAAATAACTAAACAAATTAAAATAGGGTCGTATTATCACGAACCCGCGGTGTTTACGTTCTGACGACTGACCTTCATAGCCGGTGGCAACTACAACAACGGCGCGAATGACGGTTCATTCTACTTCAACTGTAACAACAGCTGGACTAACAGTAACTACAACTACGGGTTCCGCTCATTTCTTAAGATAAGCAAGAAGTTCAGAGATAATACGATCCTGAGGGAAACCTCGAAATTTATCAATGGATAGGGGTCTAGTAACCAATTGAAAAACCCCTTAGATAAGAAAGGACCGAAGATGAAAAGAATCGGTAACATTTACGAGAAGATATTCACTACCGCCAACCTTACCAAAGCGATTTATAACGTCGCAAAAGGCAAGAAGGATCGTAGAGAAGTCAATCACGTTTTATCAGCTCTAGACGACACGATCAAGAGAATCCAAGGCAATCCCCACATAACCGGGGAGTACCTGCCAAAAACAAAAACAGACTCAAGCAGCGGTAAGACTAGGGAAATCCTCGAACCCAAGTTCTACCCAGACCAAATCATCCACCACGCCCTATGCCAAATCATAGAGCCGGTAATGACAAGAGGCATGTACAAATACTGCTCCGGGTCAGTGAAGAAGAGAGGAATGCTCTACGCGAGCAACATCATCAGGCGCTCCTTAGTGAAGCGCACAAAAGACACCAAGTGGTTCGTAAAGCTCGATGTCACGAAATACTACGAACACATCGACCACGAAGTACTGAAGAGCAAATTCAGGCGAGTGATTAAAGACCCAAAAGTCCTAGCTTTGATGGATGAAATAGTCGACTCCACCGAAAAAGGACTACCAATCGGAAACTACACCAGCCAATGGTTCGCCAACTTCTACCTTCAAGACTTCGACCACTACGTGAAAGAACAAATCCGCGTTCCCGTTTATGTAAGATACATGGACGATATGGTACTAATTGGACCAAACAAGAGGAAACTCGAGGAAGCGGTGCTCCTAATTCGTAAGTACCTCAAGGACGAAATGAAGCTAGACCTACACGACGAAATCGAAGTCAAACGAGTAGCCTACGAAAAAGGAGGAAAAATAATCGGAAATTTTATTGATTTCTGCGGTTATCGCCACTACAGGGGCTTCACGACAATACGCAGAAGGATATGGCGCCGAATCCATCGCCTATTCTATAGACTTAAAAAATGGATTACACTCAAACGGGCAAGGTCGTTCATGTCCTACTACGGATACATAATTCACAGCGACTCAAAGCACGTGGAAAAGAAATACTTCACGTTCTTCGACATGAAGGCCGTAAGGCAAATCATCAGAGAAGAATCGCTGAGGCAACTACAAGGAGGTTCACTATGAGAACATTCAAAGAAGAATTCGGACCAGTAGCACCAATCGTGCTCAAGGAACCCTACGGCGAAGGCGAATACATCGTTCGTCGAAATTTAAGAACAGAAAGCAGAGAACGCGAAGACGGCTCAAGTGAAATCGTCTACGTTTGCGACTCCACTGTTTATTCAACTCAAGAATACATCGCACTCCTCGAATCCAGAGAACAAGAAAACGCGGAAGCGATCGCTGAGTTAGCAGACATCGTCTACGGAGGTAACTAATCATGGCCGAAATTAAATACGAAAAAACCGCTCGCGTTTACGCAAGATTAGTTCAAGAAGGCAAGAGAACCCTCGAGTCCATCAAGAACCTAATCATCAGAGCGCGCGTAGAAGAAATTCTCGCAGAAGAAAACAAGTAGCACCTCACCTGAGGTAATCATAGGGGCGAAATAAACAGGAAGGAGGAATAACCATGGACCCAAACGTCATTCAAGAGATCGTGCAGTTTTTATCCAAATGGTACATCTGGGAGCTTATCATCATCGTAGCTGCAATCCTACTCACGCTCGTCGTTAAGATTCCAATCAAACGCGCAGCCATTAAGTGGGAAGAGAAATACGGAATCGACAAATCCAAGATTACATGGATCAACGCAATATTCCCTTACATCTTCGTGTTCATTTTTGTTTTTATCCTTTACTGGTACAAGGCAAACTGGAGCCTCACTCTCAAAGACCCCGACTGGTGGAAGGCAATCGGACTCCGAACCGCCACCCTCGGCAGCGGAGCCATCGGTCTATACGAGCTCATCAAGAAAGTGAAGCAAGCCATAATCGCCGCTAACCAGAAAGCGAAACTAGACAAACAAGCGAAAGAAGAAGCGAAGGTAATCGAAGAAGATGGTCAACCAAGAGTAGTCGAAATCCATCCAGCCATCGAAGCTGAAGAAGAAAGCGACAAAGCGGACAAACCAAATCGAAGAATCAAACTTCGCTGACACTCAATTCTCATGAGGATGAAGGACAAACTGGTAAAGGTATGGACTCCCTACGTGAGAAGAGGCTCACCGTTCTGGCGAATCAGAAGACGCTACTACTTAATCAAGTACTGGCTCTACGGACCACCGCCACAGGACGAGAAGAACCGAAAGATATAATTCGAATTAGATCTAACTAGCCACGACCCATTCGCCGTGGCTTTTTTTATTTAAAAACTACTTGTAAAAATTATCCCAATAAGATATACTCTATAAAGTCGCTGAGGACAAGGCACTCAGCTCGGAAGCTAGAGATGTAATGCCGTGCGCTTAGGCGATACACGATGCACCCCGAGTTCGCAGAAAACGCACTACGGGAAACCTTATTCGTGAACGAACCTCCATCGGGGGTTTTTATTTTATAGATGATTTCAATGTAGTCGGGATACATAACGATGCGCTCGATAACGGCGTTCAGGAAAGCGACAATACTACGCGCTCCAGACTCCGCATCAACACGAACCGACTCAAAATAATACTTAATCGCGGCACGAACAACGTCCTCCGAAAGAACGATGCTCGCTTTCTGGGCACTTTTAAGCTCAAGCTCAAGGCGCTTCCGTTTTTCAATGAGGGCGTTATTTTTTGTAATGAACGCATCCTTCTCCAAGCCACCAGCGAGATACAAATCAAGAAGACGAGCCGACTGGGACTCAACAGAAGTAAGTTCCTTTTTAATAGGATCCACAGAAACAGCCCGAGCGCGTTCCTTGAGGCGAGCCTGCAATTGACGAGTTAACTCAGGAACGACCTCACCAGCGCCAAGGTCATACTCAATCGCAGCAAGAACGAAAGCCTCAAGCGCCTCCTTATTGACGACAGGAGCGTCACATTTATGATGGGCCGAATTAGTGCAACGGTAACGACGGTAGATCTTACCGGAACCACCATGCGAGCAGTGACCGCTGTAATGAGCCCCACAACGGCCGCAAAAGAGAAGACCGGTTAATAAGTAATCCTCCTGCCTATGACGCGCGTAAACCGCGTTTTTATTATCCTTTAATTTAGAATTAGCGAGGGTCCACTCCTCAAGCGTAACGATAGGCTCAACACAACCGCGAGCGACGACCTCCCCACGGAACGTATAGTCACCATAGTAAAGCGTGTTCCGAATTATTTTCTGAATCGAATTATAAGAGAAAAGAGAACCACGACGACCGCGAAGGCCTTTCTCATTTAAAGAACGAGCAACGGAGGTCAGCGACTCACCGCTAGAAACCCGGTCGAAGATTTCACGAACAATAGGAGCCAACGCTGGGTTCTGGTGGAAGTGCCCTTCCTTATCGACATCAAGACCAAACGGGCGATTATTAACAGCAAGACCCTTCGAGGCGCGAACCTTAAGGCCCTTCAAAGTTTCACGGGAGAGATTACGAGAGTAATACTCGGCCATACCCTCAAGAAGAGATTCCATGATGACGGACTCCGGGGTGTCATCGATACGCTCCAGAACAGAGCGGAGAGCGACACCGTGGTCCTTGAGGATTTTCTTATAAATAGCAAAGTCAAGACGATCGCGAGAAAAGCGGTCGAGCTTATGAACAATAACACAATTAAACTCCCCAGAGGCAGAATCGGAGATCATCGACTGGAACGCATCACGCTGGTCAGTCGTACCAGAACGAGCCTCATCGACATACTCGCGGACAAGAGAGATGCCTTCCTTTTCACAGTAGGAACGAATCGCCGTAAGCTGAGCCTCGATGGAGTAGCCGTCCCTTTGATTATCGGAGGAGAAACGGCAATAGGCCGCAGCTTTAACGGTCGGCATATTTTGCTCCAAGAGATTCAGCCATAGCGCGAAGAACCTTCACATCCTCACCGGAGAACTTCTTCGAGAGGATAGCGAAAAGCATCCAGAACAAATCGTTCGAATACTCGTCAACCTCGCCAGCATTAACAGCGGAGAGGAACTCGTCGAAGTTACCGAGGACCAAGGCACCCAGCGATTCAGTGAAAGAACCGGTG